CTTTCTTCTGCCGGAACAATGGGTTCAGCTTTTTCTTTAACTACTGCTGGTTCTTTTGCAGGAACATGTTTCTTTTCAACTCTGAATAAATCTTTTGTAGCTCCTTCCACCCATTTTTTAAAGTCGGGATAATGTACTTGTCTTTTGCTATATTTATTTTGCCACGCAATCCAGGACTGTATAGCTTCTTTTTCTGTTCTGGCGGGAAAACGCCATTGTTGATTTCTATGGGTTATTATAAATCCACCTGCGATAGTATCCGGTTCAATTTTCAATCCTGGCGGAACTTTAGTAATCTCTTTTCTAAACGGACGTTTAACTTCATGACCCAGTTCATGAACAATTGTTCGTTTTATTTCTCTTTGGGAAGTATGAATCGGGCCATGAATTATTAATTCGCCTCTTTTTCCACTTTCGATTCTCCCGTATGTGCCCATTCTACGTTTAGTTGCTCTATCACTCCACACCCATTTAATTGGTATCTCAACACCAAAGTGCTCGGCTATCTGATTTCCCACTCTTTCAAGGGATTCCTGATTTGTTATTTCATCAGGAAAATTGTCTACTATTCTTTCAACTATTTGTGTTTCAATATCACCTATGAAAGTTTTACCCCTTAATCTTTCTTCTCCTGAAAGTTCATCACTTGTTTCAATAATTTTATCTGCTTCGTGGATTGTACCAAGCTGCTCTCCTGGGTCTTTAGATTCAGCCACATACTGCTGGAAAGTCTGCGATGCGATGCCAGCCGTGCCAGGAAGGACACCCATTGCAAAACCAATTAGACCTTCCTGTGCTCGCCTATCAATGAAATCCCACAATCCACCCGGTATATCTTTACCATATACGAACTTGGCTGTTATTTCTTGCCATGTTCCTTGTGATATTTCTTCTATCGCTTCCTGTGCCGAAATTTTAATCGCATCCCACGTTAAACCTTTTAATCCTTGCTTGCCCACTTTTCTGACTGTCCTATTTAACAGAGAACCGAAACCTTTTCGTCCCAATGTTAAAATACCTTCCAATTGCATACGCTCCAATGCTGCCGCTACTAAACCATATGTCGTAAACGCCAAATCAGCATCTTCCTGTGATGCCCCATAAGCAATAGCTTCATCATACGCTTCTTGTCCTTCCGTGGCGAACATCAATCCCGTAGCCAAATGGGGGTGTCCTGCCGCTGTTAAGATACCCGCGCTAACCAAAAGTGGCGTGGATTCGGCTAAAGCAACTGCTAATTTGTCGGGAGATTTAATCAGGTCAACAAAACTCTTGGGCGGTTCTGTTTTCCATTCCGGATGTGCCTTTAATATAACTTGTTGTCCTTGTTTGTGGACATCTCCCCATTTTTCAAAACGTTCAGCTATTGAATCAGAAATATCCTCAGTTAATTTCATTTGCCGCAATGCTTCTTCGCGTGGCTTTATACCAAGTCTCATCTGCATTGCGAGTTCAAACGAATTGACCATTTTCGCTTGTCTGGTAATATATGCTGGTAATTTAACAACGGCTTCTCCGAGTCGCATGTGGCCCCTTACCGCTGCTCCATGCATACGCTGCATGAAGCTACCTTGCTCTACTTCTGGTTCTGGTTGAATTTGGTCAAATATATCTTGTTTCCGGTCAGCCACTGTGGTCTCATCAAAAATATCCCGCTCTTTTTGCTTACTCCCGCGTCTTTCTTCTTCCTCAGCCATTAAATTCCATGTGGAATGTTGTCTACCTTTTAGGACCATACCAGTACGAGGGTCAAGACTACCCCAATGACCTGTTTCATCAGGTTTACCGCCTGTCGCTGTCGCGGTTATATAATCAAAGCCAGTACCTTCCGGGTCGAAAATATCCTGCTGCGGTCGAGTTACAGTTTGGTCAAAAATGTCTGCCATCAGAATATGTATCCTCTGCTACGAGCTATCTGTCTTGCCCTATTTCGGTCTCCACCGGCCTCATCTACGAACTGCTGGGCCATCTGAAGGGTTAAACGCCTGCCCCCTGTCTCTTTGGCCTGTATTATTGTCCTGGCCACAGGAGTTACATTCGGGGCCATTGCTCGCGTCAATCGTCCCTTGGACCTCAATGCTTTTATCTGGGGGTCCTCGGGGTCCCATTCTTCTATACCTTGGCCTTTAACATAATCATCCCATTGTATATCAGCCTGACGTTGACGAACAGGAGAAAGATTCTGGTACCCTATGTACTCTTGCCATCCAGTATATTGTTTGGTTAGGGCATCTTTAGTAGGTCTTTTGTATCGTCCAATTGGCCCAAATCTGTACCATCTTTCTGTGGGTATCGTTTTTTCCGCCGCCTCAACAAATTCTGCGGCAGATTCCCCATAAGATTTTAACTGTGTTGGAGAGAATGGTGTCGCTGGTCTCGCTCCTGCCGGTGCGAACATAGCTCGTTCCGTTTCCTGGGGAAGAACTGTACGCCACAGAGCTTCATTACCTCTGTCTGCCGTGATATGACCTTGTCGCACAAGTCGTTGGATAGTTTGTAGCTGCTGTTCTCTTTGCTGGAAAGGTTGCGTTACTTTTTGCATATCAGTCTGAAATGACGCTGCCAGTTTATTATACTGCATAGCAAAATCCCTATCAGACATAGGAGTCCTGCGGATAGTCTGAAGTCGTTGATTATACTGGTCAGCAACTTGTTTCTGTGCTGATTGTAAATCTATCCGCAATGTACTTTGCGGTGTATCTGATGGTAATCTTTCAAAAGGAAGTCCAGGCATTAGTTACTCCTTTATGTAATTAAATCATCTTCAACTGTAACTTCCGTGGCAGCGAGCTTTATTTTCCCCGACTTGTAAACGCTAATCAACTGCTCTTTAAGGTAACTTTTTACCCAAGCCTCAAAAGTTACTATGGGTTTACCTTTGTCATCTTTTGGTATCGGACAGAAAGCAAGGAATCCGGTCTTAAACTCTGTTAGTTTCGAATCATTTAGAGTTATTGTTATCTGTGCCATATTCTTATCCTTACGCTGCTTGTCTTACTAATCCGAGTCTCTGTAATTCTGTTATAACATTGTCAACTGTTGCACCTACGCCGGTAGCCAATTGATTCTGTGTTACGGGGGCCGTGCCATAAAAGCCAATATTGCCGCCGAAACGCAAATCGCCTGCATTAGTATAAATTGCATAATTAGAACCGTGTCCTGTTATTGCCCCCACATAGAGACCGTAGTAAGCAGTAACATTGTCGGGGTCGGCTGCCGGATTTATGAAGATATGCCGGTAGTCAGCTATTGTACCTTCGTAACCACCAGCAGCAGTAGTAGAAAAATTGCTCATTGTTTCAAGATGCCTTACGTTAGCTATGTTTTGGTCTCCGTTCCATTTGCCTGAGACAAACAATCGCATTGTTTCAAACGTGCCAGTGAAAGCACCGGTAGTACCATCTCCAATATCTGGAAAAAGCCTTAGATTACATAAAGCCCCGTAATAGTTGCCGTCTCCGCTCGCACCATCTGCATCACAGGTAAACTGCATAGCTTTAACAGTACCAGTAATTTCGTCAAAAGATTCCTGTACATAAAGAGCAATCGACGAAATTGCCCCTATTGACAAATTCCCAATAGCTACGTGGCCTGGAATAACGAGACTGCCGGCTACGCCTACTTGGTCAACACCGTAAAGATAAAGACCTGTGTTGGGGTCGGCAGTGAATCTGATAGATGGGTTTGGTAATGTGCCATTTGCTGTCCTGAAAAAAGTACTTGCTTGAACATATCCATTGATTGCTATGCCAGTTGTAAATGCCTGCATAAGGACAGAGTTGGAAACAACACCAATATACTTATTGTCACCAATTTTTATATTGTCGCTTAATGTTATCGAACTAATACCAAGAAGATTTTGGCCGTTCCAAGCAAAGGCTGCCCCTGCCTGCCCGCTTAAAGTAGCGAGAACTGTGGTCGGTGATTCGTAGGTATAAGTCCCTGCGCCAGAGCCAACAATAAATTCATTATCAGCCACGGGGTCTAATGCCGCAAGGTCGGTCAAAACATCGGCTAATGGCTGATACGTATTATCAAGTGTTGTTCCGCTTTGGGTTATCGCTCCACAGCTGATAGTGCCTATATTTGATATATTCTGGGCATTGAAATCCACTGCTGCATCGAAAGTATGTCCAGCCGAGGACCAGTTCAATCCGCCGAGACCAGCATGCTGCGTAATAAGCGGGCTTGTGATATTTCCCTTTATATTATATGCTCTTAAATCAAGAACCTCTTCCAATGTATAATAGACACCGGACCCGGTATCTTTAAGTATAAGCCTGGCAAGTACCACCATTTCTTGGAACGGAAGTCCAGCAAGTGAGAGACCAGAGAAAACATTATTTAGTCTGTTCATTAGTTGCTATAACATAATAGGCCACATAATTGTTAAGTCCTACCGTGGCATTTGCCCATGTACCATTTAATTTATTATATTTCAGGTCGTTGGAGCCATCCACGTAACCAGCATCCGTTGCAATAGCCTTATCTGTAGTTTCATAGATACGCCATGCACTTGCCCCGTCTCGATAATAAACAGGAAGTTCAGCGGGTGAGAGAACCTGTTCAAAGAGACCGGCTCCTGCGCCATCTGTTATGGAAATATTTAAGTCCTCATCCCATATATCTCCCGCTGATACATTTATTAATTCACTACCGGCGTCTGACACAAGTAATCCAGCTTCCCACTTTGCTCCGCCAGCATGATGTAATCTGGCGTGTATTGAGCCGCTCATATGAAATGTATGCGGTTCCCAGCCTAAGAGTATTTTCTTTTTATTAGTAGCGTCCCAGTATAAATAAGCTACAAGTGCCTTATCTTCAGTTCTGAAACTCCATATTGTTTGAGATGCCGTGAGTGTAGCTCCATCGAAATAAATATACCAGAGTCCCTCTGTATCATCTATCACTACGGTCTTGTTGCCGCCGAGTATATATTTTATACCATTTATATAATAATATGCTGAACCGCCATCTGTTACAGTAAATGTAAGTGTGCCGTTATCAAAAGAAAAAGTAACTCCTGATGCGGCAGGCCAGCCAGTTTTAGCAAAATCTGTCGCTTGAACAACATCTGTACTCCTTATTATCCCGCTATCAATAGTGCCTACGCCTGTAAAGTTCGTGTCCCCGAAAGCTATTGAACCATCTGTGTCGTCTATAGAACCATCTGAAATAGTAAGTGTTCCGACTATAAATCCCTCGGAGCCAGACGTTATATGGCCCGTGCCGCTTAAAGTAATATCACCATTGGCCGAAATAGTAAGACCCGCAAACGTAGGAGTAGCTCCGGTATGAATGTCCTGTGGAGTTGATAAAGTTACTGTACCATCACCTTCATCAGTAACAATTACTTGATTAGATGTACCTGCAATCCAGGCATCGAGGTCAGCAGATACAAGTTTCTTATTGCTATCAGAAGCAACTATGCGAGATGCGGTTAAACCAGTTACCGTTACTTCTGTGAATATTGGTTCCGCTATAGGTCCAAGTTTCCTGGACAAATTCGGGGTCATTAGGATTTGGTGTCGGCACTAAAAAATTTGTCATTTATTATCTACCCGATAAATATGTACGCCACGCTGAATACAATCTTTCTTCTTCTGGCGAACCAGTTACAAAACTTGCTACACCCTGGCTTTTCATAAATTCGCTGAAATCCATTCGCGGTGCACCAGATGTAATGGGCGTACGTTCAGCACCAACGATACCACCGCGTGTGGCAACACCGCCAAAGCGACCGGCATCTGGTCCATATACTTCTTGTCCCAATGTCGGGTCAGACCAAGTTCCGCCGCCTTGGTCTACTTGACCAATTTGACCAGTTGGTATAGTAAAGTCAGCACCAGCACCTGTATGCGTACCTATTCCTGGCTGTTGTAGTTGCCGTGCTATTGCACCACCTATCTGAAATCCACCACCAAGGAAACCTGGGTCCCAGGGAGACGGACGCGCCAAAGTAGCTTGTCGTTCTGCACCAGCCCTCGCTCTTTCGGCTTCCCGTGCTTCAAATCTTCTTTCAGCTTCAGCTTCCTGTGCTCGTTCCTGGAAACCAGCTTTGGCTAATAGAGCTTGGACTAAACGTTGTGTCCGTATATCTTCAAGTTCAAGTCGCGCTGGCATACCAATTTCTTCTTCCCATCGTTGCGATGCTCCGGCACCAGCGGTTGTGCCCGCTAAACCAGAACGGACCAATTGCTGTCCGACTCCGGCCATTGCTTTGGTTTTACCGCGTTTGAGTAAAGCCAATTCACTTTTGCCAAAGCCGCCGCCAGGTTGATATTTTGCAATTATTTTATCGAGAATTTCGCTTATAGATGCCATTATCTAAACTTTCCTTTCGGCTTACCGGATATTAATAATTGTTCAAAAGCCCATGTTTCTCCTTCAGTTGTATTATGAAGGCGAACACCACCATATCTACCTTTGATTTTCCTTCTTATAGTATCACCATGTCTGCGACCAGACGCAGTTATAGTTTTTGTAAAATTTGGACTGGTATTGGCAACTAATTTCTTTATAACATCTCTTGCGAATTTCGACACCCAGAGTTTAGCCACTACATCATTTGAATCTTGTGATGCTCCTTCCGCTGTTTCGAAAGACATTCTACTTATTACACCTTCTTTTACTGGGTCATCTGCTAATGCTATTGGACCAAGAGTTACATAACTATTAATCGCTTCATTAGTCGCTCCAATGTCATCATCTTCGGCTGCATCATCAAAGAATCTCAAGTAACCATCAGAGCAACCGAGCAAAAGTTGTCTGTAATCCGGGTCTATTGCGTTGTAATAATATTGTGAGTAAACTCCACATTCCTCTGGGTAACTTTCAGGAAAGAAACCATTGGTCCGCAAGTCGAGCCAATAATTAGAATTGGTCCCATCAGCCAGTGTAGTTATACAAATAGTTATCCCTTTTCGCTGCCGGTCATATCCCATTGTAATGCGGTGGGTTGTTGCATCAACTGCTTCATCCTTTACTAATTTCGGTAAGCGTATCTCTGATATACATTCCGGCGTTCCTGGAATAGATGTTTTATATATACCGTTATCGCCCCAGAAATATAATACATCACTCGCCCAGCACCAACTCTGCGCCCCGAACATTCCTGTATCGAGTGAAAGTTCATGCAAGCTACCACCCGACATCGGGTCGCCCACAATATACCAGATTGAAGTAGCACATCCGAATATTAAATAATCATCTTTTGATGGGATAAGGGAAACAACAATATCTCCTATTTCACCCGCATCTGCATTTCCACCTCTCACTGCTGATTGCTCATCAGTTGACGTGTAAACAAAATCCCATGGATGAAATTGTCTCGCCATATACCATTGATGCGGCTCCTGCGAGTTACCGGACAGTACGGGTCTGCCACTATACAAGCAACCCAAAAGAGCTTTCCCAGGCATTGCACCATAAGTAGTATCATCCCCGGCAGCGTTACCGTAGGTGGTCCAGTTGTACCAATGCGGCGGAGCTACCTCAGCCGCATCCAAAACAAATGAAACGTCATTGGTGGTAGTAATTGTACCGGTAACAGTTTCTCCACTTGAAAATGATACTGTGGTTATGCGTAATCCGTATATAAGAGATGCCTCATTATCATCAAGATTAGTAATATAGTCAACGTACATCTTCGCACCAGATGTCCCGCCTGTCAATAACAGGTCTTTAGTGGGTGCGAGTGCGCCAAGGTCGGCTGTCGACAATTTCGTATTTACAAAATCAGCAACTTTGAGGTTGCTACCGTTGACTATAAATGCCTTGCCGTATCCTTCAAAGATACTCAAAGGTTTAGTCGTATCAATATCGCCGTTAGCATCAGTTAATTCTTCCATTGTGCCAGTGGAAGATTCATACCAGACTTCATCAGTGCCCACTGCAATCAATTTCTTTGAATATGTTTTATCAACGGGTATCGTTATTAAATCGCCATATTCCTCAAAATAGAAATCACCAGAGACAAAAGGTTCCCACCCACCATCATTTACATTTCGTACAAAATTTCCCCTTGTGTAAGTTGGGGAGCTACCATCATATTGCCACAACGGACAATCAGTTGCATCATATCCAGTACCGCTTATAACTATAGCATATACCACGCCCGCTGTAAGTTCAGGATTTGTAGAAAATTCCCATTCTACCCATGCCCAATCATCAGCGGACCACCCGCTACCGTCCACGGCTTTAGAACACAGAGCACTTCCCGTAGGAAGGCTACTGGAAGTCGCATAGATTTCTACAGTTACATTAGTGAGAGTTCCTTGTTTTTTAACATGCAATTTTACACTCGTAATATTGTGCGTGATTTGCGGCGTGAAAGTTTGCCCGCAAATATAAGTTTCGTAGCTACCATGGGAAGCGTCTGCACCTGAACTATAATATTCATATTTTGTTGCCATGTTAATCCGCTATAGTTACTGATGTTATCGCAATTATTGGATTTGGCAAAGCCCCAATTCGCTGACTATATTTTTTATCCAGTCCTGGACGCTGACCGCCACGTGCCCGATTGTCTAATGTATCGTAGGGGCGTACATTATTCATATCAGGAGATGTATTCTCCGGTTGGTCAACTGCTGCCTGTCCTTTATTTATTCCGCTTAACGGAAATTTAATTTCCATTTTCCAGTTCCTTTTTACTTGCTTCTTGTTCTGCTTTTTCTTTAGCCAACTCATCTGCCAGTTTGCATTGTTGTGCTATGGTGATATTCTGTAGAGCTTCTTGTACTTTCATAATTTTCTCCCGCCGCTTTTAATTAAATATTTTTTAGCTTCTTTAACAAATTCTTTATCCTCGACCACACTTAATTTACCGTTACATCGTGTGCAGAGTAATCCTCTTACCTTTCCAGTTTTATGGTCGTGGTCAACATCAATTCGTCTATATAACTCAGATTGATGAACTCCGCAAATAGCACAGCAATCATCTTGTTCTTGAAATATTTTATCATATTCTTCAAGAGTAATATTATATTTACTTTTTAAATGTTCTCCTCGTTTAGTTATTTTTCCTTTTCCCGATTGCCGATACTTTATTCTGGCGGCTTTTCCTCTTTTTGATTGTTTATATTTCCTACGATATTCTTGCTTTGAATTCATTATATTTCCTTATCATAAATGATAAGATGTTGCTGTAGACAACATGTTACGCCGCCTACAGCAACGTTATAAAAACCGCCTGTATGCGGGGGGAATCATTAATTGAAATCATGAATCCGATAAGCTATATCAACCACCAATGTACCATTACCAGTTGTGTGAACTGCTGAGGCATTGGTAAGTTCTAATCCCTCATTGACATCCAATGATGTATTATCAGACAATGCCTGTAGAACCTCATAGGTATCTTCGTCCTCATTTATAAGTTCGGTGTTGGCTATCACATCACTCACGGCTGTATTACTGGTTGCTGTTTGAATAACCAAGTTGCCGCCATCGGCATAATCTGTTCCACCATGGTTAAGAAAAAGTACAGCCGACAGAAACTCAATAACTTTGCCAGCTCCAGGTGCGGCTACAAGTGTTTTAGGTGTAGAATACAGTAACAGAATTTCTGCGCTCGATATTTCCACTCTCTTGTATCGAATAGGTATCTGACCCTTCCATTCTTCTGGAAACCATTCTTTTGACATTTTCTATTCTCCCTTAACTATGTGTTACATCTTTCCAAATTCGTTCGCGAACCACACGTCCGCGTCTATTTAAAGCCTTTTGAACATACTTCTGCATCCAATTAGCTGATATATCATCTATTCGCATCTCAGCTTCAGCCAGACAAGCAGCTTTTATAGCTTCATCAAATTTCGCTCCCGCCGGATGCAAATTGTTCGCCGGCTGGACAATATACACACTGGTAGTATCAGGATGGGTCCCGCCAGTTTTACCCGCGGCTGTAAGCCAGTCATCATCGACAATATCAAATTTACCGCTATCGCCAGTATAGTCGTCTACGACTGCGTAGCTACCCCTACCCGTACCGGCCACTATTTCGATTACCCATCCGTTGAAATAATCATCACCTTCAGCTCTTGTACTGTCCGTGAGATTATCAGCACCAGTTCCAGTAGTACCCACGCCAGCTTCCATATCGAGTTTATCAAAGATTATCTCATAGGGAAATTCAAGTACATCTCCCGCAGTTGGCTCGGGGTCAACAATCAATTCCCATCGTCTCTTTGCGTGGTAACTAAGTGTACCTGTCTGTGGTTCCCAGGGTCGTATAGCTGCGCGCGAAGGAGCACCTGAGCTTACACTCGCGGCCCTTCGGCTGCGTATCTCAGATTCATGAGACCACTGGATGCGAGTAGCATTAGCTGTATCTTTTGCATAATGAATCTCTCCGCTAACTTCACCGCAGAATCCTTCTGGTAAAGGATACCTGGCTATATCGCCACCGATAACTTCAACATCAGTAATGGCAAATGTATCTGCTGCAACAGGGTCGGTTCCAGCAGCTTGTCCATATTGGTCGAGCCAATCAGCGACAGTTATCACGCCACCTGATGCTGTATAATCTGTAATCTGAGCATAACTTCCTTTGCCTGTACCAGTGAGTATATAACACCAGTAACCGACAAGGTCATCATCAGTATCATAAGTAGCTTCTAAAGTAGCGTCAGTAAGTGTATCCGGGTCTGCGGTTACTGAATCCACTGTACCAGTTACTCTTGTACCAGCCAGAGTAACAGACGCTATTCGCCGAGGCCACCGCCAGCCAACATTAGGTGCATCTGCGCAAAACATCCGAATCCCATCATTGACTATCTCTTTGACCAGTTCGAGGTCATGTATATCTATAGGTGGAAGTGCCTTTTGGTCGCCTGATGGACCATAATATGCGATACCTGCCTCGCGAGAAACTCTGGTTACGAGACCAGGGAAATCAAGAATTGAAGTTGGCTCGGCCATGATTACTCCCTTATCTTAATTTCTATTTCCAAAATTTTCGGTTAATTCACCAGATAAGCCAAAGCTGCGGCTTTATCAGCACCAAGACTAATACCAATTATTTTAACTGAATCAGAACCATTGGTCTGAGTGGTAAATATTATATGGTCATGCTCCGCTTCGAATTCCACATCTTTGAAAAGTGGTTCTGACATTATTCATCCTCGTCTTTGGGTTCAACTTCAGCGTCAACGGATTCAGGCTCCGGTCCGGATTCAATAATTTCACCGGGTTCTTCATCCACGCCTTCAAAAACTTCAGTTTCCTCGGCTTTGGCAACTTCAACGGGAGTTTCGACTTTAACTTCGACAATCTTGACCTCAGTTCCCGCTACTACGCTAAGAGCTTCCTCATATATGGTCTTTTTTTCATTGAGTTCGTCAACCATATATTTTGCCTGTCCTAAATTCATTTTTAATCTCCGAAAAACCATCCTGGGGAGTATGTATATATACCCCCCAGGACAACATTCTAATTAATTATCCCTGCAACATAAATAACGGACCGTTACCGGCGTTGTTACCAACCATACTGTAACCTGCATATTGTGATGTTTCATCAGTTTCCGGTGCTGAACCCATTATTGCAGCCGCACCTTCGAGTGTACCATCATGTCTCCATACACCACCAACATCTTGTGCTGTAAGATTACTCTGCGAACCCATCCAAGCTGGACCTCTGGTTTGAATCCAGAAATATTTATTGGCTTCATCGACATAAACAGCGGCAACACCCGGTTTTCCTCTGGAATCTGTACTCATTCCATGAGCTAACCGCACAGCTGAGTATGGATTTGCAAAAACTTCGCAAGCATTAGTACCTGCTGTGACAGTATTTGTCAGCGGGCCGTCTAAATAAATTACAACATTTGCATTTTCAGCCGCGGCATCATTGCCGACAATTCCTCTAAATTGCACTTCTTTATTTGCTGTTACCGGGCCAGCAACAAATATATAACCACCACGCAATTCATCTTCCTCTACCGCAGCATGGCTTGCACCAGTTATTGTAATCTGTTTGTCGCCAACAACCTGGCTAACTGCTATATCTCCCCAACCCTGGAAACCAGTATTATCAAATTGAACAGCTTGTCCGGCATAACACGCTTCAGCAGATTTCGCGTACCGAAATTCACGACCATCGGGTAGAACTACCCTATCGCCAACATTATAATTGGAGTCCTTAATTGTAGAAACTCTATAAATGAAACCCCAATCAGGTGCGGTCTGATGACCAACAATACCCTGAATACCCAAAAGTGTTGATTTTGCTTTTCCTTTTGCCATTTTCTTTTCTCCCAAAAGGGGGTCAAAAGGTCAATTGCCCGACCCCCTGGAATTAAATTAAATTGTTACGCGGACGCCTTGTTCATGGCGAAACCACACGTGCGTCTGTTAAGACACAGATTATTATGGGCGCCATCCAGGAACACCGTATATGTGGTGTGCTGGCCCCTGCTTGTCATCGGCTCTTTTTCTTCCATCCAGTAACCTTCGTGGACTACCGGGATGAATTTTGTAAAGTCAACGCAATACAACGGGTCATAATCTGCATCATCCAACTCATTGATATAGACAACTGGAAGTCTATTGACGAAACACAGACCACCATCATCTACTTTCAAGTTGCTTAATACGTCCTTGCCACTATGTCTGTCATCCTTCTGGTCAGCCAAATTCATCAGGTCAGCTATAACATCAGCCTGGGCATAGATACGTTTGGCTGCTGTACGCTTGTTCTGCGGGTCATTGACAAATATCGGAGCCTTGAATTTGGTTTTCATGAAGGCAAGACGAAATGCCTTCAGCATGGCGTTATCTACCTTACTGTAGACAGCAACATAGTTACGCCATTTGGCTTCAGTTGCAGCATCAATATTTGCGCAAGCTGTACCTGTAGAGGCATCCTGATAAGTAATAGTCGTCCCAAGGAAACCTGCTGAAGTATTAATTGTACCAGCAGAGTTCAGAATATTCAGGTAATAAGGGACACCATAAGGATACTTGTCATCAGTCGCATTTGTGGGAGTTTTCCACGCTCTTTCTTCAATCTTCTTAGCCAGAGACCAGAGACCATCAGCTCTTTTTGTTTTCATAAGACTGATGAAACCCTTGGCCGAATTTTTGTTGTTGAGAATTTCAAACTCATCCCACGAATAATTAGTTCCGATTAGACACCAGGGGACTTTAATGGTACTCATCACGTCCGCTGCTTTTGGCTCATCTGTTTCGTAAGTCCTGCGATACCTGGCATTGCCAGATTCGTCGAACATTATTTTACGCTCAATTTGAGTTCCGCCATCAATTACCATTCTTTCCTGTTGATATATACGACAGAATTCATAATCCTGATTATCCCAACCAACTTCAAATTCCTGCTTAGGAAGGTCATTGATAGTAAGACTAATCAAATCAGCGAGGTCTGATTGCTTTACAGCCATTTTTATCTCCTATTATCCAAAAACTTTTCGAAGTCTTTCCGTAGTACGAGCCTCTAATGTAGCTTGGCTCGCGGGGCCAGTCTGGGCCGGAGCGGTTCCACTATTGGGTTTCAAAGTAAGGCCCTTATTCCGTTTAACAACATTTGCTTTAATACTTTCGCGAATAATTTTCTCACGTATAGGTTCACTAACAATTAAATGGGCAGACTCCATTGCTTCATCCACATCCATTTTCCGTCCCTGCATTTCAGCACCAGTAAGAATTTGTTCAGCCAATTCAAGAACAGCCCAACGATTTGTTTTCTGTTCAGTTGTTAATCCATCCCAACCTTTTGAACCTTTGGGAATTAAGCCGTAGAAATCACTATAAGATTTTAAATCATCAGCTTTAAAATACTGCTCGACCTGTTGCTGTACGATTTCCTCTTGCTGTAACTTGACCCGAAGTTCATCTTCGCTTGTCTGAACGACTGGGGTTCCTAATTTATCAATCTTCCCAATAAGTTCATCATTTTGCCGTTTCAATTCAGCAACTACTTCAATAATCGGGTCATTATCATAATCCTTTTTTAATTGTTCAATATCAATTCCCTTAGATTTCGATTTCTGTTGCCCGTCATCTTTTTTAGATTCTGGTCTAATAACATTTTGTTGCTGTCTGGCCCGGCCCATAGCTGCGAATTCTTGAGATATTCTATTGGTGCTTTCAAGTAACTTAGCAAATGTTTTATTTGCTAATTCGGGATTAGCATTGTGGAGATTGGTAATTTCTTCATCACTCCATCCCTGATGCTTTGCTGCCCTGTAATACGCATCAGATACACCTTCTGGTTCATCTGCCGCTGGTTCACTTGCCGATTCAGGTTCCGGTTCGGTTCCAGACGGGGTAGAATCGCTGGGTTCACCAGATTCATCTGCCGCTGGTTCACTTGCCGGTTCAGGTTCCGGTTCGGTTCCAGACGGGGTAGAATCACCATCAAAAATAGCATCCAGTCTTTCTTGCGTAGCTTCCTCTAATTTTACTTCTGCTTCTGCCTCTGTTTTGTTTGATTCATCTGCCATTATATTCTTCCTTTAATTTAAGCTGCCCGTTTCCGGGGGTAGGATTAATTTCAGGATACTTTCAAACGTTTACCTTTAGGTTTTATTTTCTGGATGTGCTTATGAAAACCACATTTATCAACATAATCACTCTGCTGTTTCACCGATGTAAAATGCGGCCTGCCATCAGGCAAAATATCAACGTTAGGAAAATGTGCTCTATGCTCTGCTATTTGCGAGGGATTAATCGCCAAAGAATCTGAAACATGATTATAATCTCCATTTGTTCCACCGAGTCTCATGCACCATCGCATATCCCGCCCGCAATTTTTACACACGTGAATCTTGTGTGTATCAGTATCTTCAATTATTATCTCGCAATCATCGCAAGCAAACTTATGTATCATTTTTTCTTTCCCCGCAATATTTTCATAACCGCATCATAGTCTGATTCAGAAAGTTGACTAAGTTGCCTTTTTGACGGACGGGAAAGTCTGGTTGCCTGAATCTCTTTTGCTTTTTTCTGCTCCGCAGTTAATTTCTCTTTCGCAAACTGTGCCTTTACTTTTTTTCCCAGCCGGATAGCCCAATTTTCGGGCTGTTTGGCATAATAAACTTGACCGGTTCTTGTGTAACTTTTTTTTAGCGCCATTAATAAACTCCTTGATTGACTGATTGACTTACTGCTGCCGTTTGCTGTGCAGACTGATTGGCCTCTTGCCCAGGTGTCAGTATAGTTCTTTGCTGGGGAAAGCCGCCATTCTGCCGGACACCCGCCATACTTGATTGCATCATAATCATTAATCTGTTCTCGAATTCCGGGTCATCGAATATCTCCTGCATTTCTACACCGATACCAAGTTCCTCTGCAATATTAGTGAGATAACGTTGTAGATTAAACCGTTGTCCCATCTGTAAGCACATCATCGCAGATTGGACAGCCGCGGGTATAACATTGGTACAGAATTCTAATACACGTTTCGATTTAATAGCCGGGTCCAAACGAGACATTGAACGCTGAACTATTGAAAATACAAATTCAAGGAAATCACCCTGTCGTTGACCCTGTCGTTGCTCTGGTGTCAAGACTAATTGTATTTCCTCATTGCCCCTTGTACGTTTGGTTAAAGGTAAATTAATAAATGGGTCATTATGTAGGTACCACGCTTCTTTCTTCTTTACTTTTGCTGTTGCATCATATAAAATTCCACGTGCATCTTCTATACTTATATTAGCGTTAGATTGTAGTATCTGGCTGCGTGTCGCAGATTGTAGTATCTGGCTGCGTGTTGCTGTTTCTTTCCCGCCCTTTGTTCCAGGTGTCATGTTACCCGCTATCTGGTCGGGATTACCTGACATATAGTTAAACCACACTTGAAGTTGCTGTAACATTTTGGAATTATCAACATTCTGCCCGCCGAATGAAACAACATTAACTCCCTTGGGGTCTGAACAAGCAACCACATCGCCATCTTCAGCTTCTTTAATATCTTGTGCCGCATCAGCAAGTACCGGGTTATAAAGCATAACATCTTTTTGTCTATCAGCCTGGTCCATGGTCTTACTAAATACCCGATTAGCCATTTTATGAAGGTCATAATATATACTCACCGGAGCTACTGGAAATGGATTGCCGGGAACAGGCGGTGTAAACGACAGAAACGTGTATGAACCTTCTTTCGG